GACTACAAAAACGACGCAATGCACTACTCTGTTGGTCAGCAAGTTTACGGTGGTCACGAAATAGCTTATATTTTATTTAAAGAAGAAGATACATCTTACAGTATTTACATTAAGAAAAACAACGAGGTTTTACCTTGGAAAAAGTTTAATAAGAATATGGCTGTATCTATAGAATATGATTTAGAGTATTAATGAATTGTTTATTCGACTTTATAGTAAAACCAGTTGGGGAAAAATATAATAATACGATTAAAATTGAAAATAAAGATTTAATTGTAAACACTAAAATAGAAAACTGGAAGTTCGTAAATAGACTAGCTGAAGTAGTGCAAACTCCTTTAGCTTTTAACGCTGGAATAAAAAAAGGTGACAAAGTTATAGTACATCAAAATGTATTTAGAACTTTTTACGATATGAGAGGTGAAAAGAAAAAGAGTAGATCGTTTTTAAAAGATGATTTACATCTTTGCGCTTTCGATCAAATATACCTTTATAACAATGGTTTATGGAATACCGTTGGTGACAGGTGTTTTATTAAGCCTATTAAAAATAAAGACGAATTAGAAACTAAAAAAGAGTTAAGCCTTGTTGGTATATTAAAATACGGCAATAGCTCACTAGAAGCTTTAAAAATAACTCCAGGTGACATTGTAGGGTTTAAACCAAACAGTGAATGGGAGTTTGTTGTTGAAGGCGAACTTCTTTATTGTATGAAATCTAATGATATTGTAATTAAATATGAGTGTAAAGGAAACGAAGAAGAATATAATCCAAGCTGGGCGAAAGGCAGTTGAAGAGCTAATAAAGGTAGCTAAAGAACCAATTGTAGACTCAGATGATGATATATCTGCCGATAGACTTAAAAATGCTGCGGCTACAAAAAAGCTAGCTATATTTGATGCTTTTGAGATACTTACTAGAATAGAAAACGAAGAAGAGCTATTAAACGATAAACCAAAAGAAGTTAAGAAAGAAAAAACTTTTAAAGGTTTTGCTGAAGGAAGATCTAAGTAATGTACGAGCAAACACTATATAAAGTAGTCGAAGACTATATAAAACCTCACGCAATGGCTAAAATGAACAAAGCCAAAAAGTGGAAATATGGTTATAACGAGGATTATGACTTAGTAGTTATAAGCAAGACTGGCGAGGTAGGTGAAATATACGAAATACAAAACCTTAAAATAGGATTACCCAAAGCTAGTAAGGTTCATAAATTTAAAAGTAATAAATGGGAACACACTGAATACCCTCGAGAGCTTAAAAAAATAAAGTCTGTTTTTGATTGGGAAGAATACCCAGTAGACTTTAAAGAAAAATGGTATGATTATATTGATAACGAATTTAATAAAAGAGAACAAGGGTTTTGGTTCTATAATAAGGGCGTGGCTACTTACATTACTGGTACTCACTTTATGTACCTGCAGTGGAGCAAAATTGACGTTGGGCAGCCAGACTTTAGAGAGTCAAACAGATTATTCTTTATATTCTGGGAGGCTTGCAGGGCAGACTCACGATGTTACGGAATGTGTTATCTTAAGAACCGCCGTTCAGGATTCTCGTTTATGTCCTCAGCTGAAACGGTCAATGCTGCAACGATTTCTAGTGATGCACGGTTCGGTATCTTGTCAAAGTCTGGTCCCGATGCTAAGAAGATGTTCACAGATAAGGTCGTACCGATCTCGGTCAACTACCCGTTCTTTTTCAAACCGATCCAAGACGGTATGGACAGGCCGAAAACCGAACTTGCATACAGAGTACCGGCTACAAAATACACTAGAAAAAAACTTGAAACCAATGAAAAGCTTCAAGAGCTCGACGGTCTTGATACCACAATCGACTGGAAGAACACGGGGGATAACTCGTACGATGGTGAAAAACTAAAACTACTAGTACACGATGAAAGTGGAAAGTGGGAAAAACCTAATAATATATTAAATAATTGGCGCGTTACTAAAACCTGTTTACGATTAGGTAGTAAAATTATAGGTAAATGCATGATGGGCTCAACATCAAATTCCCATGATAAAGGAGGCAAAAATTTTAAAAAACTCTATGACGACTCAGATGTTACGAAGCGAAACGCCAATGGACAGACTCGTTCAGGATTATATTCTTTGTTTATACCTATGGAATGGAATTACGAAGGATACATTGATTCTTATGGACTACCTGTATTCGACACTCCAGAAAAACCGGTAGAAGGTCCACAGGGTGAAAAGATAAAAATAGGTGTAATAGAATACTGGGAGAACGAAGTAGAAGGATTAAAAGAAGATCAAGATGCTTTAAATGAATTCTACAGACAGTTTCCACGTACAGAAAAGCATGCTTTTAGAGATGAGACAAAACAGTCTTTGTTTAATCTAACTAAAATATACGAGCAAATTGATTTTAATGAAGATATGCGTAACTCTATTAATGTTACGCAAGGATCATTTCAATGGGAGAATGGTCAACAAGATACAAGGGTTATATTTAACCCAAACAAAAACGGTAGGTTTTTAGTGTCTTGGGTTCCACCAATTAATTTGCAAAATAAAAAATATTCTAAAAACGGTAGGTTTTATCCAGGAAATGATCATATTGGAGCATTTGGATGTGATCCATATGATATATCAGGTACAGTAGACAAAAGAGGTTCCAATGGATCTCTACATGGTTTAACTAAGTTTTCAATGGAAGACGCACCGCCTAATCATTTTTTCTTAGAATATATAGCAAGACCACAAACAGCTGAAATATTTTTTGAAGATGTTTTAATGGCTTGTGCTTTTTATGGTATGCCAATATTAGCTGAAAATAACAAACCAAGACTTTTATATTATTTTAAAAAAAGAGGTTATAGAGGTTTTGCAATGAATAGACCAGATAGAAGTAGAAACAAATTATCTGTAACAGAAAGAGAAATAGGTGGTATACCTAACTCAAGTGAAGATATAAAACAAGCGCACGCTGCAGCTATTGAATCTTACATAGAAACATTTGTAGGTTTAAAAGAAACAGGTTATGGTGACATGTATTTTCAAAGAACATTAGAGGACTGGGCTAAATTTAATATAAATAATAGAACTTCTCACGATGCGTCTATTAGCTCGGGATTAGCTTTAATGGCTTGTAATAAACATAGGTATGCGCCAGTAAATAGAAGAAAAACAGAACCGGTTGATATAGGTATCAAAAGATACGATAACAGAGGTTATACATCAAAAATAATAAGTTAAATGAACGTTTATACTAATAATAACAGCTCTTTTCCTAGTCAAGTTGTAAGTAACGAAGAAAAAGACACATTTGAATATGGAAAGCAGGTTGCTCAAGCTATAGAGTATGAGTGGTTTAGACAAGGTAGAACTAACGGTAATAGATATTTAACTAACTGGAATAACTTTCATAATTTAAGACTTTATGCTCGAGGTGAGCAATCAATACAAAAATATAAAGATGAATTATCTATAAATGGTGATTTATCTTATCTTAATTTAGACTGGAAACCAGTACCTATTTTATCTAAATTTGTAGATATTGTAGTTAATGGTATATCTAAGAAAAGCTATGACATAAAAGCATATGCTCAAGATCCTCAGTCAGTAAAGAAAAGAACTGATTACGCTGCTAAGCTATATGAAGATATGGTAGCTAAAGACTACATACAAAGCGTTAATGAGGTGTTAGGTATAAATCTACACCAATCATCAGATCCTGGCAGCGTTCCAGAATCTAAAGAAGAGCTAGAACTTAAAATGCAATTAAGTTACAAGCAGTCTATAGAAATAGCAGAAGAAGAAAGTATATCTACTGTTTTTGCCCAAAACAAATATGATCTAGTTAGACGCAGACTTAATATGGATTTAACTGTACTAGGTATTGCTGCTGCTAAAACTAGTTTTAATATATCAGAAGGAATTAAAGTTGATTATGTTGACCCTGCTTATATGGTTTATTCATACACAGAAGATCCTAATTTTGAAGATGTATATTACGTAGGAGAAGTAAAGGCTATAACAATTCCAGAGTTAAAAAAAGAATTTCCAAATATATCTCAAAAAGAACTTGAGCGTATTCAAAATATGCCAGGTAATAAATCATATATAACTGGATGGGGTGATTACGATGAAAACACTGTACAGGTTATGTACTTTGATTATAAAACTTATCACAATCAAGTTTTTAAAATAAAACAAACAGATCAAGGACTAATGAAGGCGATTGAAAAGCCTGATACATTTAATCCACCAGAAAGTGATATGTTTGAAAGAGTGTCAAGAACTATAGAAGTACTATATAGTGGAGCAGTTGTTTTAGGTACAGACACGCTTTTGAAGTGGGAGTTGGCAGAAAATATGTCAAGACCTTACGCTGACACGACTAAAGTAGCTATGAATTATGCTATTTGTGCGCCTAGAATGTACAAGGGTAGAATAGAGTCAGTTGTTAGTAAATGTATTGGTTTTGCTGATATGATACAAATAACACACTTAAAACTACAACAGGTATTATCAAGAATGGTTCCAGATGGTGTTTATCTTGACATGGACGGTTTAGCTGAAGTTGATCTTGGTAATGGTACAAACTACAATCCAGCTGAGGCGTTAAATATGTATTTTCAAACTGGTTCTATAGTTGGTAGATCATTGACGCAAGATGGTGAAATGAACCATGGTAAAGTACCTATACAAGAGCTTAGTAGCTCTAATGGTTATGGTAAAATACAAAGCTTAATACAAACGTATCAATACTATTTACAAATGATACGTGATGTAACAGGGCTTAATGAAGCTAGAGATGGTAGTACTCCTGATAAATCTACTCTCGTAGGATTACAGAAGTTAGCCGCTAACGCATCTAACGTAGCTACTAGACATATTGTTCAGTCTAGTTTGTTTTTAACTCTTAAACTAGCAGAGAACGTTTCTCTTAAAATAGCTGACGCTTTAAGATTTCCACTAACAAGAGCATCGTTACAAAACTCTATATCTAATTACAATATAAAATCACTAGATGAAATTGTAGATTTAAATTTACACGATTTTGGTATTTTCTTAGAGCTAGAACCAGATGAAGAAGAAAAAGCTCAATTAGAGCAAAACATACAAGTTGCTTTACAATCAGGTGGTATTGATCTTGAAGACGCTATTGATATACGTCAAATTAAAAATTTAAAATTAGCTAATCAAATGCTTAAAATTAAGCGTAAGGTTAAAATGGAAAGAGATCAAGCTAACCAACAAGCTAATATTGCTGCACAAGCAGATGCACAAGCTCAAACAGCTGAAAGAACAGCTATGGCAGAAGTTCAAAAACAAGAAGCTATATCTGGTTCTAAAGTTCAGCTAGAACAAGCTAAAACAGCTATGGACATTAAGAAAATGGAACAAGCCTCGTTTATAAAGCAGCAAGAAATGGAAAGACAGTTTCAATATGATATGCAGCTTAAGCAAATGGAAATGCAGGTTGTTAATCAAAAAGAAACTTTTAAAGAAGATCGTAAAGATAAAAGAACAAAAATACAAGCAACACAGCAAAGTGAAATGATAAGCCAAAGAAAAAACGATGGTTTACCAATTGACTTTGAAAATCAAGCCGATCAAGGCTTAGGAGCATTTATGTAATGCTATAACATTTTTTAAATTATATTATATTATGTCAGAAGTAAAAACAGAAGGTGAGTTTTCATTAAAAAATAAAAACAAAAAAACACCAAAAAAGTTATCAAAAAAAGATGAAGTTACTAAGGTTGACTTAACAAAACCAGAAGCACAGGGAGAAGTTATTCCTGATGTAACAAAAGTAACTATAAGCGAAGAAAAAGAAAATGCCGTTCAAACACAAGAGACAAATGATAGCAATGATGTTGTCGAAAAACCCGAAAACAGTAGCAACAGCGAAGCAGTGGTTGAAGAAGTACGGACCACCGAAGAAACAGTAGATTCTCCAATACAGATAATTGAAGAAACAGTTGAAGCTGAAAAAGAATTAAAAGAAGCAATAAGAGATGAGAGAGTTTTAGGTAAGCAGTTACCTGAAAACGTAGAAAAGCTTGTTTCTTTTATGGAAGAAACTGGAGGCAGTGTTGAAGACTACGTTAGGCTAAATGCCGATTACTCTAGTGTAGACGATAATACATTATTAAAAGAATATTACAGAAAAGAAAAACCATATCTTGATAATTCAGATATTGATTTATTATTAGAAGATTTTCAATACGATGAAGATTTAGACGAAGATAGAGATATACGCAAGAAAAAACTTGCATTTAAAGAAGAAGTTGCAAAAGCCAAAAACTTTTTAGAGCAAACTAAGGAAAAATATTACGCTGATATCAAGTTGAAATCAAACGTAAATCCCGATGCTCAGAAAGCTATGGACTTTTTCAATAGATATAATAAGCAGCAAGAAGCTACTAAGCAACAGCACGAAGAGTTTAAAAACAATACTAAAAAGCTTTTTACTGAAGATTTCGAAGGTTTCGATATCAATGTTGGTGAAAAGAAGTATAGGTATAAAATACAAAACACAGAGTCTGTAGCAGATAAACAATCAAACATTAACAACCTTATCGGGAAGTTCCTTGATAAAAACGGATCTGTTAGTGACTACAAAGGTTATCACAAAGCTATGTACGCTGCTGAAAATGTAGATCGTATTGCAGCGCATTTTTACGAGCAAGGCAAAGCTGATGCAGTTAAAAATGTGGTTGATGGCTCTAGAAATTTAAGCGACGCAAAAGCAAGGCAGTCTAGTAATGGCGATGTTTTTGTAAATGGTTTTAAAGTTAGAGCTATTAGCGGTGCTGATTCTACAAAATTAAAAGTAAAAACAAAAAAATTTAACTAAAAAAATTAAAAATTATGGCTTTAAGTCCTACATTTGGTTCTATAAAACCAAGTCAAAAACAACAATTAAACGATAGCAACTGGCTAAAGTTTAACGACGGCGCTGCTGCTGGCGATACAGATACTTTCGCACAACAGTATTTACCGGAAATTTATGAACAAGAAGTAGAGCGCTACGGAAACCGTACGTTATCTGGCTTTTTACGCATGGTTGGCGCTGAAATGCCAATGACATCTGATCAAGTTATTTGGTCTGAGCAAAACCGTTTGCATATTGCATACAATGATGTTTCTAACGATTTAGCAAACACTTTAACTTTTACTGTTGGTGGTGCTAACGATACTTTTGTTGAAAATGTTATTTCAAAAGGAGACACTATTGTAATTTTAGATGATACTAATAATTCAGATACAAAAGCTGTTGTAACTGCTTCAAGTCAAACTGGTGCTGTAGCTACTGTTGTTGTAGCTCCTTACGCTTCTGCAGATTTATCTGGAGTTGCTGCTACTGGTCTAAAGATATTTGTATATGGATCTGAATACTCTAAAGGTGTTTCTATTGCTAACTCTACAGGTTTAACAGATACTGATGGAAGAAGAAGTATTACTCCTTCTTTTACTCAATTTTCTAACTCACCAGTAATCATTAGAGACAAATACGTTGTAAATGGATCTGATATGGCTCAAATTGGTTGGGTTGAAGTTGCTACTGAAGATGGTACTTCTGGATACTTATGGTATTTAAAAGCTGAATCTGAAACTCGCTTGCGTTTTGAAGATTACTTGGAAATGTCTGTAGTTGAAGGTGAGCTAGCTACTGGAACTGGTACTGGATCTGCTGCTGATGCTGGGTACAAAGGTACTCAAGGTTTATTCGCTGCTATCGAAGATCGTGGTAACGTAAACACTGGTTTTACAGCCGCTACAGGTTTAGCTGCTTTTGATGAAATACTTAAAAATCTAGATACTCAAGGAGCTATTGAAGAAAACATGCTTTTCTTAAATCGCCAAACTGCTTTAGATTTTGATGATATGTTAGCTGGAGTTGGATCACCTGCTACTGGAGTTTACCAAGGTGGTAGTTCTTTTGGATTATTTGAAAATTCTGAAGACATGGCATTAAACTTAGGTTTTAGTGGTTTCCGTAGAGGATCTTATGATTTCTACAAAACTGACTGGAAATACTTAAATGATGCTTCAACACGTGGAGCTTACGGTGGAGCAACTGCAAGTATCGAAGGTGTTTTAGTACCTGCTGGAACTTCTACAGTTTACGATCAAATTTTAGGAACTAATATCCGTCGTCCATTTTTACACGTGCGTTACAGAGCTTCACAAGCTGACGACCGTAGAATGAAGCAATGGTTGACTGGTTCTGCTGGAGGAGCTTTCACATCTGATTTAGATGCTATGGAAGTAAACTTCCTATCTGAAAGATGTCTTTGTGTGCAAGCTGCGAATAACTTCGTATTGTTTAAAGGAGCATAATTCAAAACTTAAAATTTTTGAGGTCGCATTTTGCGGCCTCAAGAATTTTATTATTAACTATTTAATTTTATTATATTATGGCTAAAAAAGCTAAAGCAGAAGAAACTGTTGAGGTTGCACCTCAAGAAGTAGCATTAAAAGCTGCGCCAAAAAAAGAAGTAAAGCCAGCAAAACCAAGCTGGGAAATAAAAGATAGAACTTATTTTTTAAAAGGTAGAAAAACACCTTTAACTCATACATTAAACTGTAAACACACTTCAAAACATCCTTTACTTTGGTTTGATAAAGATAGTGGTCAACAGTATGAAATAAGATATGCTACTAACCAAACTTCTCCACTTAAAAGTGAACAAAAAGGAGAAGCAACGCTTGGGCATGTTATATTTAAAGAAGGAACTTTATTCGTTCCTAAAGAAAAACAAAATTTACAAAAGCTATTATCTATTTACCATCCAGCTAAAGACAAACTATATATAGAATACAACCCTGTTGTAGTTGCTCAAGATGAATTAGGTATTTTAGATATGCAGATCGACGCGCTTAATTTAGCTAGAGAAATGGATATTGATTTCGCTGAGGCTATACTAAGGGTTGAGTTAGGTTCGACTGTTACAAAAATGAGCTCTAAAGAACTTAAAAGAGACTTACTTTTGTTCGCTAGAAATAACCCACAGTTGTTTATTGAATTAGCAAATGATGATAATGTTCAGCTTAGAAACTTAGCTATAAGAGCTTCTGAAGCTGGTGTTATAAAATTATCTCAAGATCAAAGAACATTTACATGGGGAGCAAATGGTAGAAAATTAATGAACGTACCATTTGATGAAAATCCATACTCAGCGTTTGCTGCTTTTTTAAAGACAGATGAAGGCGTAGAGGTTTTTAAATCTATAGAGAAAAAACTATAAAAACAAGTGATACTAATATACAGGCGGTTTCGGCCGCCTTTTTAGTATTTATATAAAAATATAAAATGGCAGTAAGCGTAAACACAGTATACACAACAGTCTTGTACATATTAAACAAAGAGCAAAGAGGTTATGTAACTCCTTCTGAGTTTAACAGTATTGCTGATTTAGTGCAAAAAGAAATATTCAATTCTTACTTTCCAAATGGAAACCAACAGAATAGAAAAAATCAAAATAACTCTGAAAACGACACAGAGTTTTTTAATATGTATGAAGATGTAGAATATAAGTTATTCCCTTTTAAAAAGGATATAACATTTACATATGACGTCGCTAATAATTCTTTTTATAACGCAACCTCTTCAAGCATATATAAAATAGGTGAAGTTGTGGTAACTTACGATGGTCAGCCTAAATATGAGTCTATAGCTCAATTATCTGATAAAAGAGATTTTGAAAAAATAACAAGATCAAAGCTTACAACTCCAACTAAACAATACCCACTTTTTATAACTACAAACGCAACACCTACATCTTTAACTAATAGGTTAGCTTTAAAAGTATCGCCTTGGACATCTTCAACTTCTGGAAATGTTGTGGCTAGTTGTTTATTAAACCCAACTTCTCCAAATTGGAATTTTACTGTTGGCTCTGTTGGTCAATATATATATTCAGCAAATAACTCAGTAGATTTTCAATTAGATATATCAGAACAAACAAATTTAATAATTAACATATTGAAATATTTTGGTATTGTTGTAAATGATCCTACTATAATTCAAGTAGCTGAACAAGAAAGTCAAGCTGTTCAAATAAACGAAAAATCATAACTAAATGAGTCTAATAACAGAAACAAACCAACAATATTATCAAGGCGCTCAAGGCTTTAGAGGTGATGGATCAGAAGTAAACTTTACTACTACTTTTGATACTAATTTAGTTTTTGGAAGTTATGACCCTAATGATATAAATTATACTTTAAATAACTTTAAAATATACACTAGCTCAACTGGTCTACCAGGTTCTTGGAGCGAGTATACTTCTGAGTATTCTGTAAAAAATAATATTATAACGTTTGTAACAGCTCCAGATGATTTAGACTTTATTGTTGTTCAACTTAAAAAATTAGACGGTGGAAACTACGCTAACACGCCAAGTGAAGAAGCTGTAGGTGATACTGTTGAAGATAACTACGGTAGTTATAGTTATATAACATTAAACGATGTTATAGATAACTTTATGGTTGGTTATGTCGGTGATGGAAAAATTATACAGAAAGCTAAAAAATCAGATGTATTGTTTTTTGCTAAAAGATCTCTACAAGAATTTAGCTACGATACACTTAAAAGCATACACTCTCAAGAGCTTACAATACCAGCTAGTTTAAATATAGTTTTACCTCAAGATTACGTTAATTATGTTAAAGTATCTTGGATTGACCAGTATGGTGTAAAAAGACCTATATTTCCTACAAACAACTTAACAACCATACCTTACAATACACCTATACAAGACAACAAAGGTATTCCTACTCAAGATAACTTTGGTGAAAATATAGAAGGTACTTCTATAACAAAAGAAAGATTTGATAGCATGAACACCGATATTCTAAATAATGATTTTGATTTAGATGATTGGGCATACTTTAGCGAAGCTTATGGTTATAACGGCAACTGGAACTTAGGTCAGTTTTACGGAACAGACCCGCAGTATGCTAACGTTAATGGTTATTTTACAATAGACGAGAGAGAAGGCAAGATGTCTTTTTCTAGTGATTTAGTAGATAAGTTAATTGTTTTAGAGTATATATCTGATGGTTTAGCTTACGATAAAGACACTAAAGTGCCTAAGCTTGCAGAAGAAGCTCTATACGCTTCTATACTACATTACATAGTATCTACTAGAGCAAATCAACCAGAGTATTTAGTACAAAGACTAAGAAGAGATAAAAGCTCTAAACTAAGAAATGCTAAAATTAGATTATCTAACATTAAACTTACTGAAATAGTTCAAGTTATGCGAGGTAAATCTAAATGGATAAAACACTAAAATTAAATGGCAGAAGTTAAAAATAGTTTTCTAAAATCCAAGATGAATAAAGATCTTGATGATAGATTAGTGCCTAATGGTGAATACAGGGACGCTGTTAATGTTTCTATAAATAAATCTCAAGGAGATGGTTCAGCTGAAGGAAACGTTGGAACAATTCAAAATGTTTTAGGTAATGAAAAAATTGCTGATTTTTCTTCTATTATACCTGGCAATTTAAAAGGTTTAAACGTTATAGGCGCATTACCAGATGACAATACTAATACTATTTTTGCTTTTATAACAAACAATACATTGCAGCCGTATGTGCCTACTGGAGCTGTAGGAAAAGCTAGCTCTTATCCAAGCGATCAAGATAGCGATAATATTGGCGCTACTATTATAGGAGGTGGAACAGGTTATACTTCTGATACAAATGTAACAACAACTTCTTTAGGTGGTGTTGGTACTGGAATGAGATTAACTACAACTGCTGTGGCTGGCGTTATAACAAATGTTGTCATAACTAACCCAGGAACTGGCTATGTAGTAGGTGATCAACTTCAGATCAATGGCGGTGATAATAACGCTAGCATACGAGTATCATCTGTACAAGGACCTATAACTATAACTAATCAAGGCGCTGGTTATACAGCTCCAATAGTTGGAACTACTAGCTATGTATCTGGTAGCGGTAATGGAAAAGAAATGACTGTTTCCGCTGTTGTAAGTGGAGGTCAAATAACTTTTCTTAGAATAACAAACTTTGGCGGAGGTTATGAAATTGGAGATGTTTTATCAGTAGACGGAGGCACAACATCTTGTGAGTTTACAATAGACTCTTTACTACCTTCATATAGTGCTATTGTTTCTTTAAATCCTAACATATCTAGTAGCTTTAAAATAATAGCCGAAGGTTCTTGGCTTAATTTCTCTACTCAAGCGTCTATAACTGGTGTTAACATAATAGAACAACTTTTATTTTTTACAGATAATAGAAATCAACCTAGAAAAGTAAACGTAAATAGAAATCCTGGTTACTACACTACAGAAGATCAAATTTCTGTAGCTAAGTACTATCCTTACCAGTCAATACAATTATATAGACCAAGTCAAGCCGAAGCAGATTTAACTACTACACCTGTTTCAGCTACAACAGATGCTATTAATAATAGCCAAATAATAACATTAGCAACCACATCTGGGACTTTAACACAGACACTAGGTATTATTGGTACTGGTGTTTTACCTGGAACTTTTGTTACAGAAATAAACTGGCCTACAAGCATAACTGTTAACCAGCCTCAAACATTAACCGCTGGCACAGCTATAGAGTTTGTTCAAGCTGAGTCGTCTATGCAAGATGCTGCTAGTGAATTTTTACCTAGTTTTGCAGATTCTAAAGTTGTAGGTTTACCTGCACCCACACCAACTAGCTTTACGGTTGCTAAAGTTGGATATAATGGAACCACTGATATAATAGGTCATACTATATATATAGAAGATCCAGCAGGAACCTTTAATCCAACAGGTGGCGTAGTTTCTTCAGTTGTTGAAAACGCAAACTCTTTTGATATAACATGTACTACTACTACTCCTACTTTAAGCGCTACAGACAAAGTTCGCTTCGCTATAGCTAATCCATACTATGATGCAGATTTTGCAAGCAACTCAAGTATTGACTTTTTATCTGATAAATTTGTTAGGTTTTCGTATAGGTATAAACTAGACGACGGTGAATATTCTTTAATTGCTCCTTTTACACAACCTTGTTTTATACCAAAGCAAGATGGTTATTTTTTAGACAGACTTGTTGGTGAAAAATCTGGAGGCGATGATAACGACATAAGTGACGAGCAGAACACATATAAAAGTACAGAAGTTTCTTTTATGGAAAATAAGGCTAATAAGATATATTTAAATATACCATTGCCTTGTAAAGCTAATGACTTAACTTCAGAATACAAAATAACAGAATTAGAAATAGTATATAGAGAATCTGATAAGACCGCTATTAAAGTTGTAGAAACAATACCCGTAGCGAACAATATAACAGGTGATCAATTCAATTATGAGTATGAGTATGGTTCTAAAGCGCCATTTAAAACTTTACCAGAAAAAGAAACAACAAGAGTTTTTGATAAAGTTCCAGTAAAAGCATTAAGCCAAGAAGTTTCTAGCAATAGAGTTATATATGGTAATTACCAAGACAAGCATACTCCACCTAGTTTTTTAGATTTTACTTTAGGTGCATCTCCTAAAAATGATACTTTTTTTATATCTGATAACAACGTAGACTCTAAAACTAGTATAGTAGAATATCCAAACTCTACTTTAAAACAAAATAGAGACTTTGAAGTAGGTGTTGTTTTAGCTGATAGATTCGGTAGACAATCAACTATATTGTTTTCTAAACAAAGTTTATATAGTTTTAACCCTTTTTTAGCGTCTAGTATATATTCACCTTATAGAGGTCCTAATGAAAATGCTCCAATAGGTGGTACAGGAAACTTTGATGGAAACTCATTAAAAATACAGTTTAATGATTTTATACAAAGTACTAAAAACGATTTACTAGGAACGCCTGGTTTATACAATGGAGATGCATCGTCATCTAGTTATAACCCGTTAGGTTGGTATTCTTTTAAAGTTGTAGTAAAACAAACGCAGCAAGAATATTATAATGCTTATATTCCGTCTTCAATGGCTTGTTATCCAGTGCTAGAAGATAGAGAGAAAGAATTAGAGGTTACATCTCATATTATATTAACAAATGATAATATAAATAAAATACCTAGAGATTTAACAGAAGTTGGTCCAGCTCAAAGAGATTTTAGAAGTAGTGTTAGATTGTTTGGTAGAGTTACATCTAGTTCAGACGGGGTTTATGAATTAAGTGGAGTTACTGCTTTCAATACAACAAATGAAATATTTTATCCTTCAAAAACAGCTGATATAGCTTCTAATGTAGCAACTATAAAAGATTTGTTTAATTACGAGCAATTTAAAACACTTGTTACAGGTACTAGTCCAGGTTATTTATTTTACAACTTTGATTATGTTAGTGGAACTTCAAGTTCTTTTCCAGACTCGAGTTCTTTAGTAGCTAGAATAACTACGCAGAAAAAATTTGGTGTTCAGATAGATGCGTCAGGAACATATGAGGCTCAATACCAAGGTTTGCCAGCTTTAAATGTTTATGAAATAGAACCAGTAGTGTCTGCCTTAGATATATACTACGAAACTTCAACAAGCGGTACGATAGAAGATTTAAACAAGGCTATAGACGAAGGTGGAGCTCCTAATCAGTTTTACAGCATAAAAGGCGGTGCTAACCTTATGACAGAAGGTTTAGCAGCTGGATCTTACATTACTGAGGAGTTTAGACCAGTTAAACTAGATGGAACACCTATACTGCCTATTGCTGATAATACATGTGTTTTTGCTCAAGATAATAGTATAATAACTATAGATGAAAACGGTATTGTTATAGATTCAAACCCTGATGGAGTTCCTTTTACGGATATATTTGAAATAGTAGACAATAGTATAGATCCTACTATAACACTAGGTAGTTTTAGAATAAAACTTAAAAAACCTGCAGGTAATGACGCTCCAGGTCTAGTATACTTAGGACCTCCAGGTAGCCCTAAAAATGATTTTATATTTAATCTTGTTTTTGGAAACACAAACGCAGGAGCGGATGTTATTATACCTTTAAATAGAGATTTAGAAAATATACCACCAGCATTATCACCAGCGCCTTTAGGTGTTTTTGTAAATAAAACAACAACAGATTTATGTGGCCCAGCCGTTACAAGCGGTGAAACGTCTTTTGTTGGCGAGTCAATTGATACTAGCTATTTATCAACTACTGGAGTTATTGGAGATACTAGAGAGATAGCCACTATAAGCGGAGCTAATGGATCTTCAACTATTGATTTACAAAAAGTTGATTTAGATATTGAAATAGTAAGTGTATTTAATCTTCCTTCTTACTCTACAGGTGGTAGCGAAGGTTGGGTTGAAATACCTGAAAACCAAATAAATTCTTATTTTACGTTAAGCACGCCTGAGCAAAACACAACTGGAACATCAGTTGATAGACTTTTAATAGCTGAAAATAATGTTGTAACAATGGTTCCTTATCAGGTTCAAATTAGAGCTTATGATGGAGCTGGTCAAAGCGCGTATTGCTATGCTACTTTTGTTTTTAGAGATAGTCCAGAAATAGAATGGGACAATCAAATTTCTATAATAGATTTTTGTCCAACCTACCCGCCAAGCGCGACGCCTTTTAATTCGAATCCAATTAATTATGGACAACAAATATTTTCATCACCAGAGCCATCACAAGTATATCAAGAAGATGATTATATAGTTGAATGGGAAGGTAGTTTTGCTTCTCCATCTAACGACGCTAAAATGCAAGTTATATTAGATAGAATTGCAGGTACTTATACAGGCTTAGTTACTATTAAATGTAGAATAAACGCTACAGACCCTAACACTGGTCAAACAAATTCTCAAATTTTTAATGTAGAAAATTTTACTGGTTTTGGAAATATACCACAAACTAATACTTATGATTTAAATGATTATATATTTAATCAAGGATATTTTAGCAACTATAAAATAACACTACAAATAAATGCAGACGTTCTTCCGCTGCAAACAGCTACAGCGAAAGTTCAAATTAGATTTTGTGATCCTAGTTAATAGTAAAATTTAATAAAAAAAAGTAATAATATATATGGCAGCTATAATTGAAGTAAAATACTTTAACAGTTTTGTTTTAAAAAAATCTGCAACAGCAGCTTCTACTACTACAAAACCAGTATGGAATGGCTCTTTTGGTATACCTGAATCAATAGGTGGTTTTCCTGCTTATGACGATGTTAGCAACCCTGTAGATCGGGATACTAGTTGGTTTGTTGAAGAAGCTAGAATTAGAGGCGGTTACAATAATACTTCTACGGATTATGGCGTTAGAGCTTATTTAGTAGAAGAAGAACCTAATGCTAATTTTAGGTTAAACTCTATGATATACTCAGGTATATACAACTCTAGAACAGGTATAAATCAAACTAATGTATTCAGCGTTAGCGAGAATATAACAAAAAGCTTAGACCCAGCAAATGGTTCTATACAAAAGCTTTATGCTGAAGATACTAACTTAATTATATTTCAAGAATCTAAAGTTAGTAGAGCATTGATAGATAAAGACGCTATATATTCAGCTGAAGGTGGAGGCTTGCCTGTTAGTTCTTTTACGACTGTAATTGGTCAAATAGTACCATATGGTGGAAATTACGGTATTGGTAATCACCCTGAAAGTTTTGCTGTATATGGTTATAATAAATATTTTGTAGACTCATATCAAAACAGTGTCATGAGATTAGGCGCTGATGGTTTGACAGAAATATCAGCTACTGGTATGAGATCTTTCTTTAGAAATAAAATAGTAAGTGTTGATTCTGTTAATTTTGGTAAAGGAAAAATACTAGGAGGCTTTGATATATACAATAAAGATTACATTGTTTCTATACAACCTTCTAGTCCAAATATTTCTTACAACACTTTATCTTACGATGAATCTGCTAGAGGCTGGATAAGTAGGTACTCTTACAAACCAAGTCAATCTTTTAGCTTAAAGAATAATCATTATACAACGTTCGGAGATGGTTTATATTTGCACAACTCTACAAACGTTCCTTATAACCAATTTTACAACACAAGCAATGCTTCTGAAGTAACATTTGTTTTTAATCCAAGACCTGGAAACTCTAAAGTGTTTAACACAATATCTTACGAAGGTACTAATGGTTGGCAAGTTGACTCTTTTGTTTCAGATGAAACAGGGCCAAGCTCTTCAAACATTATAAATCCTTATGTTTTTGACAAAACAAATAACGTACTGAGTTATACTGAAGGCGCTTATGATTCTGCTGTACCTCCAAACACAGGTACTTCAGCAACGGTTCAACCTATATTTAGAGTAGGTTTTGATAGAAAAGAAAATAAATATTGTGCAAATGTAGTTAATAATACGCCGGTTTCTGAAGGTGAAATAGTTTTTGGAAATCAAATATCTGGTATAAAAGGTTATTATGCTGTAGTTAAAATGTCTACAGATACAGTCACAGAACCAGGTAGATATAAAGAATTATTTATGGTAGGATCAAATTATACATTTTCAAATGGATATTAAAATTAAAAATATAAAATTATGCCAATAACAGGAGCAGTAATAGGCGCAGGTACCAAAATAATTGGTAGCTTGTTTGGCGGATCAAAAGCTAAAGCTGCCGCTAGAGCCGCTGAAGCAGAAAGACGCAGGCTTCAAGGCCAACTTAGAAGTTTAGAAAAAAACAGACAAGAGATTGTTAATCCTTATGCCGGTGTAACTAGTTTAGCAGGCTTAGCAACTGATTTGTCTGATCAAATATCTAATCCATTTGCAAACCTAAGTGTTGCTACTCAAGCGGCTGAAATGCAAATAGAACAAGCTGATATATCTTTAGCTAACACATTAGACACGTTAAGAGCTACTGGCGCAGGTGCTGGTGGTGCAACCGCTTTAGCTAATGCAGCTTTAAAAAGCAAACAAGGTGTTTCTGCTAGTATTGAATCTCAAGAAGCTCAAAATGAAAAAATGAGAGCGCAAGGAGAGCAGCAAATGGAGCAAGCTCAAGTTGCTCAACAAGCAAGACTGCAAAACATACAAATATCTGAAGGTGGTAGAGCTCAAATGGCTCAAGCCCAAGGTAAGACTATTGAGATGCAAATGACAGAAAATAGAGAGCAAGATCAAATAAACTATGTTAGAGGTCAATTAGAAGCTGCTAGACAAGATCAAGCTAAAGCACAAGCAGATGCAACATCTGCAACTATGGGTGCAATTGGTGGTATTGGTAGCATGGCTGGAGCTCTTTTCGGTGGAGGTGATTAATAAATATTAAAAAATGGAAAACAAAAATATAATTAACAACCTTACTATAAAGCAAATAAACCAAAGTGATGCGCTTGGTTTTAGTAAAGATTTTATATCAAAAGGTCATGATGTTAATTTTGATCTTTTAGGCAAAGCTTTTGCTAACACAGCTAGAACTTATGCTAAATTAAAAATAGCTATAGAAAACAACACTTGTGAGTCAGACAGCTGCGTATACGAGATTAATCAATTAAAAATGCTAGAGCAAGCCCCACAAGCTTCTCTAGACTTTTTATCTTTACTTTTATCTCAACTTCAGATAACTGAAAATCAAAGTTTTGATCCTAATAATAATTTTGAATATACCGTAGCTAATTGTATACTTAACGAAAAACCTGGTTTTTCTAAGTCTGATGGCTATGATGTTTATTTAGATCTGCTACAAGATGGTTCGCAACAGATATCATTTTACGGTCCAATGTTTGAGTACCCGTTAATAATCAATAGCGTATCACTACAGGCGTTAAGTAATGTTGGTACAACTATAGTTGCAGAAACACCAGATATACCATCAGAAATGATGTCTCTGCTTACTAAGATTGGTTTGTTTGCTTCTGAAAGTGTTATGGAAAATGGACAGTTATCTCCAAGCGCTCAAATATCTGAAGAGTTTGTGCTTAAAAACCCAGATGGTAGTTTTGATTATGAAATTATAGACATCGGTAATGGTAAAGGTAGAAACATACTAAAGTATGACATGGATAAAATTGAAAGAAAAGCTAGTCCATTTATATCTGCTGAAGTTGCTGGTTTACTAAACTTAGAACAACAGGCTATAGCTGCTTGGAATGTTTACTTATCTGAAGGTAAATACTGGTCTTACACTGAAGACTTGCCATTATATCCTGACAAACAAAAAGAGTTTGATAAAAAATACAAAGACTACTTTATGAATAACTATCTTAAGCAATTTGTAGAAAATCAATTACCTACAAACCCTGAAGACGCTAATATTTTTGATTTACAAGAAGCTAAAAAAGCAAAAGCACAAAAATTTTTACAGGAAAATAATTTAAATTAAATTAAATGAATGAATTAGAAACTTACGTAGCTTCATTACAAGATCAAGGTTTATCTGCAGATGAGATTAAAGCTAAAGTAATAGAGTGGAAAAAAAATAACAAAAAAGAAGTTGTTGAAACCTCTGTCGAATCAGTAAAGACAGGAGACGGTGTAGTGGGTGCAAGTGCTCCGTCGGTAGGACCACAACAGGCACCAAAGCCTACGGTATTCGCTTTGGAAGATACTTTTTCGGTATCACCAGAAGATAAAATAAAAGAATTAGATAGAGAAGCTGAGAATATTTTATGGGAAAGCTATCAAAGAGCAGCTAAAGAAGGAAGTGATTGGGATTTTTGGGCAGAAACAGGTACTAAAATAAAAGCAGCTACTGTGGATGCTTTAGGAAAGTTAGCAAGAGTACCAACTCTATTAAATGAGTTTAAAATGGCTGTTGATAGAGAGTTTATGAGTGACGAAGAAAAAGCTAGATACGACGCTTTAGATCCTCTTGTTAAGCAAACTTTAGCTAATATTGGATCTCAACCCGGTATGACTGCTTTAGCTAATATTGGTTTAGAGACTTATGAAGACTCTGTTGTAAAAGCTGATAAAATAAGACAAGATTTAACACAGTTTGAAACTAGTATAGGAGAGGAATACGCTAAAGGTAACTTTGTAGAAGCTACTGTTAGAACAGCCTCTGACGCTTTAGGTTCGTTACCTTCTGTTGTTCAGTCTATGATACCATACGTTGGTATAGCCTCAATAGTAGCTGGCGAAACCGCTGGTGCTTCATCCGAAGCTCAAAAAGAAGGTGAAGATTTAAGTTTAAAAACACTTGGTTATTCTACCGTAAGAGGCGCTGCGGAAGGTCTTTTAGAAGTTGTAACTAAAAAAATTGGCGGAGGAATGTTTAAAAACCTTGCAGGTAAAGGTAAAAAAGAAGCAACTGAGTCAATTACTAAAATTGCTTTAGGTATAAGTAAAGACTATGGCGCTGAAGGTTTGTCTGAAACTGCTACTGAAGTTATAAACAAAATGGTCGACGCTGCTCAACTTGGCAAAAAAGATACATTTGATAATCACCTTAGAGATTTAGTAGACACTTTTTTAGTTGGCGGTATGATGGGTGGTGGAATGAGCTCAGTCGGAGCTAGCGCAGCTGGATCTAGATTAATTAAAAACACTATACAAGATAATAGCGTACAAAGAGACTTAGAAGGCACTGAATACGATAACGTCGTTGACGCTTATGAAACTCCTGATGTAACCGAGGGATTACCCAAGCTTAGTGAAAATAAATTTACTCAAAATAAACTTGAGGCTGAGCTAAAACAAAAAGTTGGAGATGGTGTATTTACTATAGAGCAAGCCGACAATGTTAGAAGTAACTTTAGAGATATACAAGGAGCTTTAAATACTGTAAAACCATTAGGTATTAGCGTTGAAAACACAAAACCAGTAGTTGACCTAGTTATTGAGCAAAAAAAATTAAAGAACAAAATAAAGCAAGTAGATAATTCCAGTCTAACAAAAGCAGAGTCAGAAAGACTTAGCGAGATAGACAAAGAACTAAACGATATAATTGTAGCTGATAAAACGGCTAAAGTAGAAAAAGGAGCTAAAGTTATAGCTGAGCAAATTGAAACTGGATTTGAAACTTTTGAAAATGAAGCTGATGTAGCTTCTGCTATAGAAACTTTAAAAGAGCAAGGTGGAAACATTGATACTAAAAGCTCTGAAGACTACGGTACATTTGTAGTAATGCCTGATGGTAAAAGAATTATAATTTTAAACAAAGAATCTGCAGCTCAAGATAATGTAATGACAACTGCTCAACACGAGGTTGGTCATGCTGTTTTGTTTGAAACTGTTAAAAACAAACCTGAAGCTGCAATAGCTTTAGGTGCATCTCTTTTAGAAGAATTAAAAAATAGTAAAGACATAACGTTTAATAGTTCTAAGTTTTTAGATAGATTTAACCAGTACGTTGAAGATGCTGATATATCTAAAGCAGATACTATGGAAGAGGTATTAACTCTTGCTAGTGAAGGACTAGAAAGTGGTGACATTGTTTTTAACGAAAAAGCTACAACTAAAATAGGTGATTTTATACGTAGAGCTTTAAGCGCTATGGGTCTAAACGTTAAGTTTAAAACTGGAAGAGATGTATTAAACTTTGTTAGAGATTACAACAGAAGCGTGCAAAAAGGTAAAGGTCTTTCTAAAGGTCTTGAAAAAGTAGCCAAAAAAGGAGCTGAAGTAGATATAAAACCTACAACAGATATAGAAGCTGAGGTTACAGATATCGTAGCTAAAGAAAGCAAAAAAGATACTGGAGCTATAGCATCTACTAAAGTGCAAGAGATATACGACACTCAAGGTGAAGCTGGCGCTTTTGATATTATAGATCAATTCAAGCCTATAGTAAATAGAATAGTAGATAAAAGAAGAGACGCACCTAATTTTGATCGTCAGTTACTAACTGATGAAATTGAAACAGGTAAGCGTGGTATATTCGATTTAATTAGAGAGTATAATCCTGAATCAGGCGTGCCATTAGCCGCTTATATAAATAAGTTTTTACCAGCTAGAGCAATCGAAGCTTCTCAAAGAGTTTTAGGTGAAGAGTTTACTAGTGATGTAACAGAGGCTAAAGGCGTTATGGCTGAAGAAACCACTGAGGTAGAAACTAAAGAAAAGCCAATAGCTAAAAAACCTACAGAAACGGTTGAGTTTTCACAAGTTCAAATAGAAAAAATTGGCGCTAAAGATAAAGCTGAAGTTGAAACTAAAATAACCAAAGCTACTAAAGACTCTTTTAAAGGCCAAGATATTAAAACTTTTGGTCAAACTAGAAACGTGCCAAAAGCTGTAGCAGATATATACGCTGGTATGTTTGGTTTAAATCCTCAAACTATAACTGATAAAACTAGAAACTATCAGAAAACAGACGCTGAAGGATTAACAACAGCTAAACAGTTTTTACTTAAAAACGCTAATAACGATTTTGCTAGATTACCAAAGACTAAAGATGGTTTTGGTAAAGGTACTTTTTTACCTAGAAACGTAATGAATGCTTTATATACAAATGGCAAACTTACAGGTAATTTAAAAGACTATATAGGTCTTATTAGACAAAAACCTGTTAAGCCGATATATAGAGACGCCGTAGGTCAAACAATACGTGGTTTATTAAACTTGCATATTAGAAACCGCATGTTTGAAGATTTAGTGACTACATCAGCCGAAAGAGCTGTTGGTGGCGCTAAGTTTAGTAAAAAAATTAAAACGCCAAAACAGACCTCTAAGTTTATGCAGGATGCGGCTGGTAAAACTAGAGTTGACGAAAAGCAGGAAGGGACAAAGCGTAGGCCAGATAGTAAAAAACGAGACTACGATAGAAACAAACTTTTAAGTGATAGTGTAAAAGCTGTAGACGGTGAAACTGTTATACAAGGATTTGATAGAGTATTAAATAAATTTTTAAAGAAAAACCCTAAGTTTAATAACTATCTTAAATTTTCTTTAGTTTTCGGAGAATCAAGATCACCATACGGTATAGTAAGTAGATTCAATGAGCGTTTAGATAAGACTGGAGAACAAGCTGATATACGAAGAACACCTATGACTAAAGACAGAATGGTCACTAATTCTTACGCAGAAGCTATATCAAAACCTGGCTACGTTGCTAAAGAAAATGCTAAATTAGATTTACTGAAAGATTTTTATTTAGCTGCAGAAGCATATTTAAAAAACAATCCTAAAGACACTTGGGTTTTTGACGGTATAGCGTCTGCTGCTACAAATTCTCAAAATGCTCCATTAAGAGCTTTAGCACCCGCTTTAATAATTGAAGTAGATTCTAATGGTAAAGTTATTAGAAATGAAAAAGGTATTGAAGAACACTCTGAACCACAAAATAATATAGGGACTACTTTAACAAACGCGGCAAAAGAAGGTAGAATCAATGAGGTTTGGCCTGTTATAGAGGCTTCTTATATGCAAGGCTGGATTACTTTAAATAATAATGATTTATTAGATGTAGATTTTAAATCATCTATGCCAGATTTATTTTGGAAAGCAGTTGAGCTTCTTAAAGAAGGTAAAATAAAAGTTGATAGAGGTTTATTATCTACTATACGTTTTACGGAAGCTGGAATAAACTTAGATAATTTACTTTATATACCTACAGGTCAAACTATTAGCGAGTACTTTTTTGGCGTTAAAGGTTTACAGCAAAATACTCAAGCTGAGTTAATAAGAGATTATTTTTCAGGCGAAAAAACATTAGAGCAAGTAAAAGAATACGCTAAAGATGAAAGCAAGCTTTCTAACGATAAAGCAAAAGCCTCTAAACGCATTAATGAGCTAATGCCTAGTGAAATAAAATACAGCAAAACTATTTCGGTACAAACAGGCGTTAACGCTTTAGCTAAGTCAGACAAAGCTTTAAATAACGCTAGAAGACCAGATGCTCCTATTAAAAAGATTAGAGTATTTGACTTTGATGATACATTAGCCAGATCTAAAAGTAAAGTATTATATACTGTACCAAATGTTGAAGGCGGTTTTAGTGAAGGCGCTACAAAGCTAAAAGCTATATTCATGGTTGGTGGTCCTGGTGCTGGTAAAACAAATGTTGGTAAAGGATTACAACTCGGCAGACGTGGTTATAAAGTAGTTAATCAAGATATAGCATTAGAAGCTATGAAAGAAGAAGCTGGATTACCAGCTAAAGAATCTGATTATACAGCAGAGCAAAGATCTACTAGATCAAAGCTTGGTGCTGCTGCTAGAAAAGCTGCTGTAGCTAAATTCGATAAATACGCCGCTGCAGGTAATGGCATGGTTATAGATGGCACAGGCGCTTCTTACAATGCTACTACTAAGAAAATAAAAGCTTTACAAGATAAAGGTTTTGAAGTACATATGGTTGTGGCTACAACGCCTCTTGAAACTGCTATAGCTAGAAACAAAGCTAGAACAGAAAGATCGTTACCTGATTTTGTTGTAAAGAAAACCTATGATCAAGTTCAAGAAAGTTTAGCTAAATATAGAGAAGACTTTGGTGATCGCTTATACGAGATAAACACAGAGACTATAGAGTACGGCAAGCCTTTGCCTAATGATTTTCTACAGCAAGTTTACGCTGGTGTAAATGCTAACAAAGTTGGTAAAGTTGATGCAACTAGTTTTGCTGAAAATTATGATGTTTTAGAAAGTCAAGGTGCAGAGTTTGACTTTAGAGAGTTTAGTAAAGTTATTGAAGGTAAAAAAGGACCATTATTTAGTGTTGCTGAAAAAATAGCTGCAGCAAGAGGTACTGATGATGTATTTATATTAACGGCAAGACCTGCTAACGCTGCTGGTCCGATACAAGAGTTTATGAAAGCAAATGGTATTGACATACCTTTAGCGAACATAACAGGGTTAGGCGATGGCACTGCTGAAGCAAAAGCAGGTTGGATTATGGGTAAAGCCGCTGAGGGTTATAACGATTTTTATTTTGCTGATGATGCTATTAAAAATGTTAAAGCTGTTAAAAACGTATTAAGTCAAGTTGATGTTAAATCAAAGGTACAGCAAGCTAAAGCTAGCAAACGTATAGTGTTTGACAAAGTGTTCAATGATATTATAGAACAAAAAGTAGGTATTGAATCTTATAAACAGTTTTCTGCTGCTAAAGCTAAAACAGTCGGATCAAGTAAAGGTAAATTTACTTTCTTTACAACACCATCTGCTGAAGACTTTTTAGGCTTACTTTACAAAACATTAGGTAAAGGTAAAGTTGGTGATGCTCAAATGGCATTTTACAAAACAAATCTACTAGATCCTTATAATAGAGCTGAAATAGCTTTATCACAGGCTAAAGTGTCAGCTGGTAGAGATTACAAAGCGTTAAAAAAGCAATTTAAAAACATACCGAAAACTTTAGAAAAAGAAACTGGTATTGCTAAGTATACATACCAGCATGCTATTAGAACCTACATATGGAATAAACAAGGCATTGAAGTTCCAGGACTTTCTAAGCGTGATCAAAAAAGATTAACTGATTTTATAACTAACGATGCAGAGCTTAGTGTATTTGCTGATAACTTAATAACAATACAAAAAGACAAGCCATATCCGGAACCTAGTAAAGACTGGACAGCTGGCACTATAACCACAGACGTTATAGGTGGTATTAATAAAGTTAATAGAAAAGAGTATTTGCAAGAGTGGCAAGAAAATGTAGATATTATATTTTCTGAAAAGAACATAAATAAGCTAGAAGCTGCTTTTGGCGCTAAGTATGTCGAGGCATTAAAAGACTCTTTAAGAGCAATGAAAAGTGGCAGCAATAGACCATTAGGCGGCGATAGAGTATCAGACGGTATACTAGACTGGCTAAACAACTCTGTTGGTGCTATAATGTTCTTAAACACAAGATCTGCAGTGCTACAGACCATATCTGCGGTAAATTTTGTAAATTGGGGTGATAATAATATATTAAAGGCGGGTAAAGCGTTTGCTAATCAAAAACAATTTTGGGGTGACTTTTTAACTCTTATGAACTCTGATTACTTACTTGAAAGACGTGATGGTCTTAAAATAAACGTAAGTGAATCTGAAATAGCTGATGCTGTACAAGGTAGTAAAAACAAAGTTAACTCTGCTATATCATTTTTACTTAATAAAGGTTTTGTATTTACAAGATATGCAGATAGTTTTGCTATAGCTTCTGGTGGTGCTACATTTTATAGAAATAGAACTGAAGCTTTGGTTGAACAAGGCATGGATAGAAAAGCAGCTGAAGAACAAGCTTTTAATGACTTTAGAGCTATAGCTGAAGAAAACCAGCAGTCTAGTAGTCCATCTAAAATTAGCCAACAGCAAAGATCTTTAATTGGTCGTATTATACTTCAGTTTGGTAACACTCAATTACAGTATGTACGTATACAAAAAAGAGCTGTGCAAGATCTAGTAAACAAGAGAGGTGATTGGAAAAGCAATGTATCTAAAATAGTTTACTACGGCGCTATACAAAACTTAATGTTTAATGCTATGCAAAGCGGTTTAGCCTGGGCGTTATTCGATGATGATGAAGAAGATGAAAAGCTAACAGAAAAAAATAAAGAGCAAAAACTACAAAGAACTTTAAATGGTGCTATTGATTCTCAGCTTAAAGGTCTTGGTATACAAGGCGCTGTAGTTTCAGGTATTAAAAATGCTTTAATGACTATAGCTGAGCAAGCAGATAAGAAGTCACCTAAGTTTGAAGAAGCTCTTGATGACTTACTTTCTACAGCCCCAGCACTTGGATCTAAGATTAGAAAATTAAAATCAGCTGCAAGAACTGTTTCTTGGAATCGTAAAGAAATAAAAGAAAAAGGTTTTAGCATGGACAATCCGGCTTATTTAGCAGGTGCGCAAGTTGTTTCATCAATACTAAACATACCTTTAGATAGAGCGGTTATGAAGATGAATAACATGCGTAATATATTAAATCCTTCTACAGAAAACTGGCAAAAAGTTGCGCTAGCTTTAGGTTGGTCAGGTTGGGATGTTGGACTACCTTATTTTGGTTTAGCTGAAGACAAACCAGTGTTGACTGAAACTGAAAAGCAAACTAAAAAACTATTTGATCTTAATAAATCAGATCAAGTTAAAAAGCTTTTAAATTTAGGTTTAACTAAAAAACAAATTAGAGCTTTAACTAAAGAAGAAGATAGAGTAAAAGAAATTATAAAATTACAAAATAAAAAGAAAGATGCCGGATCCAAAAAATAAAAAAGTACATAGAGATACTATTAGAATTAACAAGCCTAGCAAGATTTATAAAAAAGGTGATTATGTTACTGAAGATGATTTTGAAAAGCAGTTTTCAAAAAAAGAAGGTGATGCCACTACTTTTCCTCAGTTATCTGTTGAAGATTACTCTACAATACAAGTAGATAAAAAAGGACCATATGTAACTAAGAATCCTATAAACATGGGTTCGCCTTTATACGCTAAAATTAGCGCAGGTTGTAAGGCTGCTGCAAAAAGAAAATTTAAGGTTTGGCCTAGTGCTTATGCTTCAGGTTGGGGTGTAAGATGTACTAAAGCTGGTGGACCTAGTAAATTTGGAGGTAAAAAATAATGGCTTACGTACAACCAGGTAATACGCCTTTGCATAAACAAAAAGGTGGTGGTACAACTAAAACATGCTTACCTGCTTCTAAAATAAGAAGTATGAGTAAAGAGCAAAGAGAAAAGCTAGTAAACTCTAAAAAATCTGCTGGCGCAAAAGGTAAATATAAAAGATCGTCTAAAACAAACGTTAAAGGCGCTCGTAAAAAAGGAGCTACACTTAGAGACTGGTTTGAAAAAGAAGACTGGAGAAGAGTTGATGATCCATCAAAAAAATGCGGAGAATAAAATGAGCTTATCAGATATTAAACTATACGCTATGAACGCCGGAACGTTAGGCGTAACAACGTTTGCACAAATAGAAGACAGTTTGAAAATATTACTACTTGTAATTACAATAGGATATACTGTATCCAAGTGGATACATATTAAAAAAGAAAAGTAATGGC